ATAATTGATAATACTATCAGATCCATATTTACTTCCCTGATCAGTTAAATGAACCGACTCAATACCGCCTCTAAAGAATGGTTGTAATTGAGCATGGAAATTTTGGTTAGCTAAAGTTGAAACCCCAATATTTCCAGTAACAGTAACTGAAATAGCAGGATAATTAAAGAGTTGTGTTCCAACCCCCGTAGATGTAAAATCAATATATTGCTTTGTTTTGCATAAAAATTCACTAGTAGATAATTTAAATTTATCTTCATTTATTTCTGTTACATAATATTCAGTTCCATCAGTAAGACCGCCAATAACAGTTCCTTCTGTTGTATATTTTACAATTTCTCCTTTTTTATATCCATGATTATTAATAGTAATCTCATCTAAAGAAGTACTAACCCCAACAGGTTGTACTGTTCTTTTCTTCGTTTCATATCCATATCCACCACTAACTACATTAATACTACTTACTACAGATTTTTTATTTGAAGATATTAAATATTGTTTTCCAATACCACCATATAACAACACAACGGTATTAATACCAGAAATAGCATCTGCTTGAGTGGGATGAAGTTGAACTGTAGTAAGTCCAACATTAGAAACAAAATAAGGTGTATTAGTAGTTAATCCGCTAATACCCTTTTGATTATCTGTAATATAAATTACTTTTTCAGCATTTCTAAATTTATGGAAAGTGGAAAACCCAATAGTTGATAGTGCAGTTCCAAATCCAACTTCTCCACCATTATCCTGAGAATTAAAAGCAACTTTATGATCAACCAATGTCATTATTACATCAGCTATTGCATTTGTGCCATTTCCCCCACTAATAGTTACTAAAGGAGGTTCTTCATAATCAAAACCAGGATCTATAATTTGAATTTCCTTCAAAGATCCAGAAATATTAATATATCCTGTAGCACCCGTCCCTACACTATCTTTAATAAGCAAAGGAAGTGGATTGATAATATCATATCCATCCCCTTCTGCTAAAACATTTACTTTATCCAGTTTACCATAATTAATCAGTTCAGTTGATTTATAATTTAAAATTTCTACTCCATTTACTAAAATTCCAGTAGGACCAGGACTAGTTTCAGTTAATGTACTATTATTTTTTGGAGTATTAATTTCTCTTAAAAGTTTTTGAGCAGATAAAGTTTTTAATCTAATATCATATAACTCAAATATATTATCAGTTACTGTTGTAGGTGCAACCAAAGAAATAAACTTTGAATTATAGATATTAGATTTACTTTTGGCTAATTTAATGACAGATGAATTTATTCTTTTAATAAAATAAAGTCCTTCATTGGGAGGAAGTGCTCCTTCCGCTAAAGGTCCTATATCATCAGCAAATAGAGAAGATTTAACAACCATTCTCTTTTTAGATACTCCAAACTGAAAATATTGCTCTTCAACTTTTTGTGGAATATAATATACCATATCTCCCGTATAGAAGGTATGAGATCCTATATTAAATTCATCACCACTAGCACTACCAAGATCAACGGTGTGAGATATAGATCCCAGGGGGGCGCTCGCATGTTTTGTCCATGTTACATCAAGAATTGAAATCGCTCGTACTGCTTCACCCTGATAACTAGGATTATCATCCCAATCCATTCTTATTCTAACCTCTCCAATACCGTTTATACTCTTACCATCAGAAGAAAAAGTCGCATTTCCACTATCAATAATAAAAGAAACATTAGTATCACTACCCGTATCATCTTTTAATTTAATTTGTTTCCCACCACTAGTTACGTTAATAGGATTATTTGAACTGTTCAATTGTGTATAGCTAATTGGAATATTATTAGCACCCTTGTTACCACCATATGTTCCAGAAAATATAGAAGATCTGGGTGAATTACCAATTTGAACAGAATTGATATAATTATCAATTGGAGTATCAGGATAAGAAGGAATAGAAGAAGATGCAACTAAGTAGCTATCACCAAATTTTTCTTTATATAAATTTTGAACATCTGTTTCATATTTGGATGCAGATAGATAAGTAGATGTTTTAACTTTTGAAATATTCCTTTTAATAGTATATTGATCATTAACATTAAGACTTCCTTGCCCTCTAATGGAAATAAATCTTGCATTAAGTACGTCAATAACGATAGAATTTTTAGATATATTATCACTACCTGTAATCTCTATACTATCTCCTACTCTCAATATATTATCAGTATTTAATTTTACTTTATAGGTATAATCGGCACTATCAATTAATTCAATACTATTAACATTATAAATTGGTGCAATATTATAAAACCAATTTTTAGCTTTAAAAGTTGTAGCACCAATTCCTAAAGTTTTAATTCTTGTCGTATCATTTATACCAGAAAAAGATGTATTATCTGGATAATCAATATCTTTTAATACAGAATTAATTCTTACTTTAATTTTTTTACTTTGATCTTTAAAAGAGCGTCCCCATGCAAAAGTATTAATACCAATATTTGCTTTATCTGAAATTATTCCAACTACATTACTACATCCATAAAATTGAGTTAAAGATTTGGACGTATAAGATACTATACCAGATTTTGCATCATTATAAGTAACATACAGCTCTCCAGTATTACCAAAACCAACAGTTGAATCTACATCAAAAGTAGATTGTCCTATCGCTACTTGACCAATTAATTTAGTTTTTGGATGAACTGAAAAATCGCCATATAATGCACCCCTTACTCTGATATCTCTATTATATCCTGCATCAAATCCTAATTTATAAAATACTTTCTCACTATCACTAGGAACAATTTTTTCTATACCAACAATAGGAGCATATGCTTTACCAATACTTTTATTATATTCATATTCATCCTGATATAAAGTTGCCTCTTGAAGATCTTCTGGATCTCCTTCAATAGCTTCAACTACAAGATCATTAACAATTCTATAATTAGCATTAGATGGTGTAAACAGATATTCCCTAGGTCTTACAATTTCTACATCTTCTTCATACAATGCTTTAAATAAAATTTCAAATGATCTATCAGTACCCTTACTTAAATAGAAATCTTTAGATTGTTTGATAAAAACATTTTTATCAACATTCTTAGATATCGGTCTATCTTCTAAACCAGGTAAAAGTTGATATTTTGTTTTTAATAAAAATTCTTTAAGGAAAAGAGAACTTAAATTTGTTATAATTGATCCCGAAGAATGAGAATCCGAATTCGTATCTTCAAAAACAAGATTCTCAGATTGTGAATCTGATCTATAGGATGTAATACCAGAAAATCCTCTAATACATCCTGTAAACGCTGTCGCAGCTATTCCAGTATATGTTATTACTTCATCATTAATTTTTATTAATCCATAAGAAGAAGGAAATCCTCTTGTTCCTTGTGGATAATTTCCCATATCCACAGGAATTACATCACCATAAGATGTAAGATCTGTTCCTAATCCTACATTTTCAGTAATATTAGCAAATTCATCAACTTTAATATATTGATCAATATTTTGAATTAAATCAAGAGGTCCACTCACATATTCCTGACCAATATAATATTGCTTTAAAAATTCTGATATTAAAGGATAATCTGTCCTTACATACTCAGGCAGCTGATTTTGAACAATGTTACTGAACTGAATTCTTTCTGACATTTATTTAAAACGATCTTATGATAATTAAGTGGGCCCACCAGGTCGTACTAACGGACCATTGGAATAACTTGAAGATGTAATATAATTAGATGCTGAGGGATCTAATCCAGAAGCAATTTCATCAACAACCATTTCAAAATTACTACTACTAATATCTAGTTGCAAATATAAATCCTGTAAACCAACCACATCATTTGAAACTGGACAAACTCCAATTTCAATAACAGTTTGTCCATTCTTTAACATTCCATTTTGAATATTAATAGGATTTAAAGTTATAATTCCATTTTTATAATCAATAGTTCCTACATTTCTTCTAACAATTGTAGGAGACTGGGAATTAAGAGCAGGAAGAGTAAATAAGAAAATAGAACCAGTTACTTTATTGGTATTGGGAATATCTGCAAAATAAACATCATTAGAAATTCCAGTTACTCTAAATCCCGAAGATTTAATATTATATCCATTCATAGATCTAATATGAAATTCATTACCAAATCCAATAGAATACTCTGCAAAAGTATTTACTACCACTCTCAAGTCTCTTCTCATAGTAACTGTCGTAATGTTTGATGTTACTGCATTTGCACTATCATCAATAACTTTCAAGAATTTACTATATTTAAATCTAGCACCATATCTATTCATTTCACTAGATTCTGCATATTTGTTAGCATTAACTTGTACAACAGTTGAAACATTTGCAGCACTTGGTGCCAAATTAGTGTTATAATATACCTTTGAATCAACCTCAAGGAAAAGATACTTCAAATCAAGAATTTCTGGTACAATACCAGCCACAGCATATTTCTTTAATTTCAATTTAATGTTATCCTTAACAAGATTTGGTAAAAAATCTCCAGATCTAGGTTTAATACTAATAAACACTTTACCATATTGGGGAGGAATTAATTCTTCTCCCCCAAATACAGAAATAGATTCTGCTTCTGGATAAATTCTTCTTGGAATTAAAGTTTCATAATCATTTGATGTTAAGCACCTATTTTGAGAAGCATATATTTTTGGTGCATACTTTTTAACAGATTCAACTGATTCAATTACTTCCCCACCAGAAGATTCCATTTCAGTTGTCATTAAAGAAATACCAGAAGTAACCGTATACTCCTGTGCATTTCGGGTATATGTCATTCTTCCCGTAAATGTAAAGGAACGAATGCCATTTGCACTTTCACCATTTGTTAGAATATATCTTACTGTAATAAAATTATTATTATCCAATTTCTTTCCAAATACCCCATCTCCAAAGAAAATTTCATATCTTTCATCTTCTACTTCTTGAAGGAAATAAACAGGAGATGTTGCATTAATATCAAATAAACTATCTTGAAGTTTATAAGTA